CACACCAACAACAAGTGGTAGCACATTAAACCCTACCTCTTTATCAACAATAACTGGTTCAACATTTTATGCTGAACTTTCTGGTAAAACTTCAACAGAAGGAACTTCAATTACTGATTATTTAATTGCTGGTTCAAATTCTAATGGAGCATATGCTATTAATGAGTGGTTTACAATTGGTACGGTACCAGCATCTGCAACGAGCGGTTTAACTGGAACACAATTATTATCACCAATTGGTAATGCTAACAAGAATTGGTACAATAACTATTTTGTGAAAAGTGGATCAACAGATTCAACAATTCATGGTGTGTACTCATACCTATTTGTTTTAACTGGTTCATCTTCATTTAGTGTAACAAGATACAAATATTCAGCATCATTAAATGCTGATTATGCTGGTAGAACAGTATGTTTATTAAGATCTAGAGGATCATATGTATCAAATGCTCTTGTACATAGAGTAACTGGATCAACAGCGGTTCAAATTACTGGTGCAACAATTGATTCAAATCCATTATCAGAATTTAATTTATCTGTTACCGATATTGGATCAATAGCACATAGCTTTAACTGTTCGTTTGATACTTCATCTTCAAAATATATCACCAAAATACTTGGTACTGATGTTTTTGATAAGGATAAAAACGAATATCCAGTTTATGTTCATGAAGTTTATCCAAATTTAGTAAACAACTTATTTGAACAAGGATTAATCAGAGGTTTAAGTACAGATGAAAGTGTTTTAACAGAAGGTGATAACTTTGTTACACAATGGGATATGGCTGGATCATCAATGATTGTTTCTGAAGTTAGAGGTGGAAAAGTTTTCGACCTATTTAGTTTCTTAACTGTATCAGATGGTGATGCTTCTAACTATGAAGTTAAAATTACAATAGCAAATATTGATATTGATACCGCTGAATTTGATGTTCTTGTTCGTGACTTTAATGATACAGATGCAAATCCAGTTGTTTTAGAGAAATTTACAAGATGTACAATGAATCCAGATTTACCTGGTTACATAGGAAGAAAGATCGGTACATCAGATGGTGAATACGAATTGAGATCTAAGTATGTTATGTTAGTTTTAGCTGACGAACATCCAACAGATGCAATCCCAGCTGGTTTTAAAGGTGTTACAACAAGATCAGAAATTGGGGAGATTCGTTATAAAACAAAATATTATGATGCTGGTGAAGTTTTATATTATGATGCAAGTGGAAATCCAAACACAACAAACGGTGATAAAGTTAAAAAAGTAACTTTAGGTTTTTCTACTGATAATCATTTTGAATATGATAGAGATATGTTGAAATTCAAAAGTAGTAATGCTGCTGGAGCAACATTTGGTTTCCACCTATCAGTAAATGCAGCATCAATTACTGGTTTAACTGGCCATTATTTATACAAGACAACACCATATGATTTAGAGGGTGTTAGTAAAGGTAAATTAGCAACAACACCATTCCGTAAATTTACATTACCTATGTTTGGTGGTTTTGATGGTTGGGACATTTATAGAAACACCAGAACAAACGGTGATGGTTTTATCTTTGGTAAATCAACATATGTAAGTGGTCACACTGGAAATGGTGGTGTATTTAGTAGCACTGTTGGAAACTCAGACTACTATGCGTTCTTACAAGGTATTGAAACATACGCAAACCCTGAAGCTGTAGATATTAACTTATTTGCAACACCAGGTATTGATTGGAATAATCATAGTTCTTTAGTAAATCAAGCGATTGATATTATTGAGAATGATAGAGCGGATTCATTATATATCATTAACTCACCTAACTACACAACAGCGGATGAAACAATATCATCTCTAGATGATTTAGGTCTTGATAGTAACTATTCTGCAACTTACTGGCCTTGGATTCAAGTAAGAGATACTGATAACGCAACACAGCTTTTTATACCACCAACAGGTGAAGTATTGAAGAACATTGCATTAACAGATAACGTTTCTTATCCTTGGTTCGCAGTCGCTGGTTACTCAAGAGGTCTTGTTAATGCTATTAAAGCGCAAAAGAAACTTACTCTTGATGAAAGAGATGATCTTTACAAAGCTAGAATTAACCCTATCGCAACATTCTCTGATACAGGTACCATTATCTGGGGTAACAAAACATTACAAGTTAGAGAATCAGCTTTAGATAGAATCAACGTTAGAAGATTATTGTTAAGAGCAAGAAAATTAATTTCTGCTGTAGCTGTAAGATTATTGTTTGAACAAAACGATGAGCAAGTTAGACAAGAATTCTTAAGATTGGTTAACCCAATTCTTGAATCAATTAAGAAAGAAAGAGGTTTATATGACTTCCGTGTAAGTGTATCAAATGATCCAGAAGATATTGATGCAAACACATTAAGGGGTAAAATTTATATCAAACCTACAAGAGCATTGGAATTTATTGATGTAGAATTTGTTATTACACCAACTGGTGCTTCTTTTGAAAATATCTAATATTACAATAGAAATAAGAATGGGGACGGCTAAAAACCTCCCCATTTTTTATTTATTATATTGAATATCAGTAAATTAGAATTATTAGAATATAAGAATATAAGAATATCAGTATATTGGTATATCAGAATTATTAGAAAACCAGTATAATAGTACATTAGAAATACCAGAATATTAGTATATTAGTAGATTAGTAATATTAGAATATTAGTATTTTAGTAAGTCAGTAGCAAAAAGCTAAGGAAAAAAAATGAAAAAAACAACTATTTGGGAAAATAAATTTTATTTCACTTATTGATATATTTATAGGAAAGAAATAAACAAAACAATATAACACAAAAACAATGGCAGATTTATTAATGAAAATGCCGGTTCCATATGAACCGAAACGTAAAAATAGGTTTATCTTAAGATTCCCTTCATCTTTAGGTATTAACGAATGGTATGTAACATCTACTGCTCGTCCTAGTGCTAAAATTAACTCAACAGAAATTCCATTTTTAAATACTTCAACATATGTAGCTGGTAGATTTACTTGGGACCCAATTAAGGTTACATTTAAAGATCCAATTGGTCCTTCAGCATCTCAAGCTCTTATGGAATGGTTCCGTCTTCATGCTGAATCCGTAACCGGTAGAATGGGCTACGCCGCTGGTTATAAGAAGAATGTAGAATTAGAAATGTTAGATCCAACAGGGGTAGTAGTTGAAAAATGGATTCTTGAAGGTTGTTTTCTGACTAGTTTAAACTTTGGTGATTTGAACTATTCTCAAGATGAATTAGCAACAATTGATGCTGAATTGAGAATGGATAGATGTATCCAAGTATACTAATATTAATTTTAAAATAGATTTATTTAAATCCATCATCCCTTTTGGGTGGTGGATTTTTTGTTCCATGTGGAACGTTTTATATAACCCATTGATTTTCTAATAAATTATACTTATATTAATACAAACTAATTTAATTTATTATGGATAATATTAACCCAATGGTTGCATATGATGTGGTATCTCTACCATCACAAGGTGTACACTATTCCAACGGAAAGAAAACATTAAGAGTAGCTTATCTTACAGCTGCTGATGAAAATATTCTAATGTCACCAAATTTAATACAATCTGAAACGGTAGTTGATGAATTGTTAAAAAGAAAGATATTAGATAAAGATCTTAGCTTTGATGATCTTGTTGAGGAAGATAAACAGGCAATCTTAATCTTTTTAAGAAATACAGCATTTGGTACAGAATATAGTTTAACATTAACAGATCCATCAACAAAAAAATCATTTGAAGCTACCTTGGATCTATCAGTTTTAAAGGTTAAAGAATTTAAATTAGTTGCTGACTCAAATGGTGAGTATTCATATATGTTACCAATTTCTAAGAAAAATGTAACATTTAATTTTTTAACAAATGCTCAAGAAAAGGAATTACAGAATATCAAAGAATTAGGTGGAACAACTGTTTCACCACTTAATACTAAAAAACTTGAAATGATGATAAAATCTGTCGATGGTCAAAGAGACCAGATGGCGTTATATCAATTTATTCAAAATTTACCAATTAAAGATTCACAAGAATTTAAAAAGTTTGTTTCTGAAAATAAACCAGGTTTAGACCTAATAGTTGATGTAATCGCCCCGTCAGGAGAAAAAGTCCCAGTTTTGGTTGACTTTGGGGTGGAGTTTTTTCGTCCCTTCTACGGAATATAAGAAAAACCAAATACAGATTATTTTATTTCTTTTAACAAAAGGATTTACCTATCAAGACATATTAATATTACCAATACACGAAAGAAGTAATATCATTGGTGCTTTATTAGAAAATAACGGATAAAACTATTTATATAATATGGCAGAAGATAGAGAAGGTTTTTTAAAATTTTTAAAAGATTTAGGTATTAATGGAGACGTTGCTGCAAAAGGTGCGGATAGATATCAACAATCTATAAATGAAATAGCATCAAAAGCATCTAGAGCATCAAGAAATTCAACCACTAGTGGTACTGGTAGTGTTATTACCGCATTAGGTGCTGGATTTATCGATCAACAGGTAAACACTTTAGCTAGAATTAGTACAAGTACAGGTAAGGCAATACTTGAGGGTATTACTAAAAGCGCCTCACTTAATCCAGCTACGCTTATATCAGGTTTATTAAGTGGGGCATTTAAGGTTGGTGAAACCATGCTTAGGGATTTAGCTGAATTAGACAAAGAATTAATAGAAAGAGTTAGGGGTGCTGGAGGTTATGTTGGTGATTCTTCGAATGTTATGATGACATCTATAAGAAATGCCATGAAAGCGGCACAAGAAGCTGGAGCATCTACTGATGACACCTTAGGAGCGGCAAAAAGCTTAATGGAAAACTCTGAAAGAATGTCTATCTATTCAGAAAAAACAATTTCAGATGGAATGTTAGCATCCGTTGCTTTTACTAAAAACGCTAGAACAATTTTAGAAAATGCTGAAAACTTTAGAAACGTTGGTATAGGTTTATCTGACGCATCTAAGTTAATTACTGAAATAGGAGAAGATTCTGTAAAATTAGGTTTAAGTGCAAAAGCCACTTCCGAAACATTAATTAAAAATGTAGGTAACTTAAATGCTTATGGTTTCCAAAACGGAATTAAGGGTTTAGGTAAAATGGTTCAAGAAGCTCAATCACTTAAAATTAACATGGATAATGTACTAAAGGTTGCAGATAAATTATATGATCCAGAAAGCGCTATTAACCTTGCTGCTAACTTACAAGTTGTTGGTGGTGCATTTGGGGATCTAGGTGATCCAATTAAGTTAATGTATGATGCAACGAACAATGTTGAATCATTACAAACAAGTATTATTGGGGCTGCTAGAAGTTTAGCAACTTATAATGCTGAACAAGGTAGATTTGAGGTAACTGGGGTCAATTTAAGGCGTGCTAAGGCCATGTCTGATGCTTTGGGTATATCAATGGGTGAATTAACTAATATGGCTGTTAAAGGGGCTGCTAAATTTGAAGCA